GCTGAAAGAAATAAACTTCAAGAAGATCAATTTATAATACTTAAAAAACAACATGGTAACGATGTTTTTGTTGAAGATGAAGCAAGATATAGAATACTTGATATAAAAGGTACTGCACCTGACTATATAAAAACAGAAAACCATTATTGGGGTACAGTAAATCCTGTTAATGAGTTTGGTGGTATTGGTTTTGAGGCTTCGGGTTATCCTTATACTGGTAGACAATATATTGACTTACCACAAGAGCAATGGGATAGCAGTAGCTTACAAAATATAGGTGTATTACACACAAGTAAATCTATAGAAATAAAAATAAGAAACACAATAACAAAAGAACAGTCTGGTTGGTATACTGTTTCAAATATAGAAAGCCATAGAACTGGAGAAAGAAAAGTTAAAAGAATAAAGATAAAAGAGTTATTCAAAGATGATATGAGCTTTACCTCTAAAGACCAAGGCACAACAATGGTTACAGGTTTAGTTATAGATATAAGAGAAAGAAAACTAGTTAATAGTGCTCAGTTTGATGGTAGGTTTTTTGTTAAAATACAAAAAGATTCTGTTATAAAAAAGAACTTAGCTACAGCTGAAGGTAGTGTACCTTCTAGGTTTATAGTAACAATGTCTAAACAGATTTCTTACATAGATTATTATGGTGTGGGTGGTGTTCATGGATATTCTACTGGTGGTATGAGGTGTCAAGGTAATGGTGTTAGAGGACAAACGCCACATCCTGGCCATACCGGTAATTATATTTCTGATGCAAAAAGTTTTAGCTGGAAAGGTAGTAATGTTACAATGGGACAAGGTGCTTACTATAGTACGCCTAATGGTGGGTTCGTTCCTGGCGTTCCATCTTTATATAGTGGGCCAAATTTTGCCGCTGCATACACGGTTCCTTGGGGTGATCAATATGTGCCAAATACTGATTTAATAAACTATCCAAATCAAAGTGGTGTTACAGGTATTACTGGTAACTCAACAACTAGAACCAGTAACAATACTATTAGCAGTTATTCTTCTAACAGCCAAGATATAGGGCAGTTAACATTAAAAGGTGGTTATTATGACTGGAAAGCTGGTTCACCTGGTTGGATAGATTATAGCGCAAATTCTGGTGCTTCTGACACTGTGGGTGTTTACGCGGCTTTAGGTAGTACTTCTGGAACAAATGGACTTGGATCTTCTCCACATCCTTTTTATTATGCTAACTATGATGCGGTGTATAGTTTACACAGTGGAAGCTCTTGTGATAATACACCTTGGGTTTCTAGACCTTTAGTAACAAGGCATGGTACCGCTTGGAATTATTTTACTAGTTGGGGTGGTAAATACGGTGCTAATGGTAGAGGTAAGTTTGGTAAGAGAGATAATATAAATAACCAGTCTGGTGGAGTTTGGGATCACGCTGCTGTTTGGCCTGGTGTTGATGGACAATCGTATGTTGGAGGTACATCTAGTGGTGGTACATCTTGGAGATTTAATAGAACTCACATGAGTTTTCTAGGTAATGGTAGTGAAAGTAATCCTGTTGGTGGACCTTGGCCTACCAACTGGGCTAGACATTTACAAATGTTTGCTAGTACCGCTAATGGATCTTCTGAAACATCACCCGCTGTTTATGAAAACATGAACTTAACGGGTCACTATCCTTGGTCGTATAACTTCCAGTTTAAAACAGCTTATATTGCTAATTTTGATACTATGCACATTAACAATATACTTGCTGGAGGTGAACACAATTATCAATATCCAAACTGGAGATCTAGATATAATGGTATTGGTGAAACTACTAGCTCTTCTGCAACAGGTAAAGTAGCTATGTACGGTAAAGACTGGAACGAAAATATAAGTATAAATAGTTGGGATAATAGTACTAGTTCAGGAACTGGTACAGAGCACTCAAGAAGCAAAATTTCTTGGGCTTACACTGGTGACGGTGCAGATAAACCTTGGGATACGCCGGGTAAACAACATATAAGAACTTGGGGTGCTACTGGAGATGCTTATGGAGAAGATGCTGAAACACCTGTCTTTGAAGAAAAACAATACGGTGGTGGTTATATGAGAAGAAGTTCTCACCACCCTAGCAAACGATGGTGGGAAGCTTGGTGGAACGGTAATGGTTGGACAAACGAAGACTGGGATAGTAATAGACCTTATTATAACAATGGTGGTGATACAAAACTTCAATCAAGAAAAGAAAGACCAGATAGAAGATGGTTTATAGATCACTGTGGAGCAGCGCAAGATAAATGTGGTATTGGTGTTGGTAGAGGTAATTCAAGACAAATGGATTTAAGTTTCGTTGGTTTTGGTACTGGTGTCGATAAAAATGATGATTGGACTTTAGCCGCTGCTTCTGGAGAACAAGCCTTTGCAGACGCTATGGTAACACCTGGTACTCAGTTTAGATTTAGAGAAGATCCTTTTCAAATAGTATATACTATAACAAAAGGTCAAGTTAGTATAGCTCAAGATCCTGGTTATGTAGATTCTACCACTGGTAAATGGGTGGATTCAACAACTTCAAATGACGGTGAAAACCCTTATATATTAAACTATAGTTCAGATCCAGACGATGCAGATACTTACGATATTCTTAATAGAAGACTTCGTTTACGAATAACAGTAGATAAAGAGTTCTTTGTTACGGATAATATAGAGAACGATCATAACTTGGTAAATTACCTTGGACAAAGAACTACATACAACGCTAATGCAGCATCAGCGTTACAAAGGTATCCTCAAACAATGTGGAATGGAACTTCTTACACTACATCTGGAGACAGAACTGGAGTTAACACATTAAGAGCTTGGCATCCACTTTCAAACGCGTTTAACGTTTTAGGTGGTCACAACGTTATGAATCCAGCTACTTTATCTAAAGATCTAACATCTACAACGTATTTTGACTCTTATGGAAAGCCTAAACCTGGAGCGTTGCAAACAGATCCTACAAAACCACATTACAATCC